CTGATGCTCAATGCTTCTGCTAACTTCATAATCTTCTATTTTTATATATGACGTTCTAATTTTATTTTTATTGCATCACAAATTATTTTTCACCTTTCCAAACAAGGCACACCCTCAGGCCAATGAGGGTCATTCTCGTTTACATCAGGATAATGAATATCTCGCTGCTCTGACACGCTGCGCTCATAATTCAATTTCACATTAATAGTGAAATCATCCATACGAAGAATGTCTGGCAGGCACCAAGGCTCATGAGTATGCAAGGCATGCATCGCATAACAGATACACAAATGGTCGTACGCCTTGTTGTGCAGATAGCCTTCCGCCCACGACGTGCCATCGTCGAGCGTATCAGTCAACTCTCTCAACGTATCCTCTTCGTTGCCGAAAAAGTTGGCAGACGCACCATTCACGATGGTATCCATCTTGCAATGTCCTGTACTGAGCAACTCATCTGTCAGATGAATCATATAGTCGAAGTCGGAACCGTAATAGTCATCATTCTCCAGATGCAAGACCGAGTCTTTGTCAGCATACTCGAATCGAAGCGTACTGTCCAAGTCGTAGCAGAAACGGTCGTCCACCTTGTATGGCGAACGGTAGAGCGTAAGCCAAAGGTTACGGCACTGCTCAAAACACTCCAAGGTGAGCTTGTAGAGTTTGTCGTTCAACTTGCTCAATCGTTCCACCTCGGCAGCAGTAGGATGAAGCATCATCTCGTCGAGCGTCACCTCACGAAGCCCGAGCAAATCGTCCAGCAAATCCCGCTCCGTATCACTGAAGTTACGGAAGAACCCATCTGGATTATTATCCTCACGATTCACCACCTTCTTGATACGACGTTCCACCTCTTGCACGATGGCACGCTTATCCTCTATCGTAGACTTTTCTCTTATAAAGTCTACAAATTTGAAGTTAGGCTCCGAACTATAGCTACGGTTGTTCTCAACTTCATCAATCAGTTTTTTCCATTCCTTTTCCATTTACTTCCTCTTTAAAGAATACGTTTCCTTTTTTCCATTGATACACCTCTCGCTCATATCTCAAGCTGACATCCGTCCAAAAATCATCCATACGGAGGATGTCTGGCAAAGAGTAATGCTCATGACTATGGAGCGAGTGAAGGAGATGGCAGATGCAAAATCTGTCGAAAGCCTGATTGTCGAGATAATTCAAATTCCAGTTGGTCCCATCATCAGCCACTAGAGGTTCCCCATACGAATACCGCCCACAATCCCTAAAATTGCAATGAAAATGGAGCATATACTCGAAGTCTGAGCCATAATAGTCATCATTATCCATCTTGAGGACGGAATCCTCATCATTCCAACTGAAATCAACGTGCTCCTCCACATCATAATAATCCTCGTTTGCCATCAAGCTCGGTGAGTGCAACAAAGACTTCCAGAGGTTGCGCCCTTGCGCAAAGGCATCCTTCGACAACTCACGGAGTTTGTCGTTCTGATGTCCCAAACGCTCGATTTCTTCCTCTGTAGGATTTAACATCATCACATTGAGAATCTTTACCCGAGTACTCCAAAGGGAATCAAGCACCTCCCGCTCCTGTTCACTGAACTTACGGAAGCGGAAACTCTTGTCCGCATCATAACGGGCAATCATCTTGATGCGACGCTCTACTTCTTGTACAACTCTGCGCTTGTCATCATCCGACGCTTCGCCCACATACTCCATCAAAGCGAAGAAAGCCTCCGTTTCAAACGGATCTTTCTCAATTGTATCGATAAGTTGAATCCAATTTTCCTTCATCTTCACCTACGATTTCACCATTACTAACTTCTATTATCTTATCGTCGCCAAAGCTTCCTCCCCGTATCTTGTAGGGAGAGTTTCGCTTCAACGTCTTCTCCAAATACTCCAGGTCCTTGGGACGGAGATGAGTGAGAGCGAAATCCACCTCATTCAGTTGTGACTGATTGCTTAGGGCAAGATGCTGGAGATTGTGACACATGAAGATGTCCAAGCGACGCAACTTGTCGTTCTTACTCAAATTCAAAGACACCAAGTCCTTGGCACCCTCGATATGCAACTCCTCCAAGAGTGGATTAGCAGAGAAATCCAACTTCTCGTTTCTTATCTCGTGGAAGTCGATGAACTCCAGCAAAGGATTCTTGCTCACGTCGAGTTTCTCCTCGCCATACCCAGAATAGCCCAAGATACGCAAGTTAGGACATTCCGTGAGAATCACATCCAAGGTTTTCACCTCGAACATGCCACATCCATTAAATCCGATAATGGCATCCTCCTCTTCCGAACAGATGGTAATGGTGTAGTACATGCCCTTCTCAGGATAGGCATGACCTGCCTCCACCCAAGCCAACTTTTCGGAAGCAGGTTTCTGTTTACCTGTCACGACCTGTACCTTTCCATCGCCCCAAGCGATTCTTGCCTTGCTGCCTTTCTTCAGCATCAAGTGCAAGCCTACGGTTTCCCCCATTGTCCAGTCCAAAGTCTGGATATTGATTGTAATCTGTGCCATAATTCCTTGTTTTATGTTTACAGCTGCAAAATTACAGGTTAGGTGTGTCAAATCGTGACGCAAGCGAGAAAATTATCTCAAAAATCTTTGTATCACCTTGTACCAATAGTCCCAGGAATAGCCTACGGAAGGATGATTCACCACAAGAGCCTTAACATGCTTGCCACCAGGCATCATGTAGAAGCCATTAGGCACCCAAGTGCCTTCCACTTCCATGTCATTGCAATCCACCCAGTGAACATCAGAAATTTGCTCTTGGCGCCAGTGACCGCCAGGTAAATTGTTCCAAAGCCTCTTACCCCATACAATGATGTACTGAGGCTGATACTTTTCGATGACCTCAAAGAAAGCCTTCCCAGCCTGGTGATATTGCTCGGCAGTGCCAGCCTCGCGAGGGCCACCCATCGCCACTTGCAGATAGTTGAAGAAGATGACCGAATTCCAGATCTTCAGCCTCATTGCTTGATTGGTCTCCTCTCCCACTAACGAACGCTCAAACTTCAAGAAAGTCCGCATCCAGTTTTGCCGTTCCTTATTCTCATTGAGATAATCATCAAGCACCTGCTGCGTAAAGTTCATACACTCCCGATGTAGCTGGCAGTCGCCACAATCCGTACAACTCTCATCACAATAATGACTCTCGCCCAATATCATGATTCGCTTGCCGAATATCCCCCCGTTGGCATAATCCTTGCCAACGAAAGGCTGAAAGAAAATGTTGCTATTCATATATTAAAATAATGAAACTATCCAATCATAAGCCATGGTTCCCAAGCGAATGGCCCACGAAATCACCACATAAATCAACCAGCAAAGCACTACGATGAACACAGCCGTCCAGAATGCCTTCTTATTCACCTTATTGATAATCTCCTTATCATCCTCGATATACCCGGTAACCAATCTCAGGTTCTCTACATACGAACGTTTGAATACATCCAGCACATCACCTATATAGAAAGGTATGGCACCAATCAGCACATCCATCAAGATATTATAGATGACAGCCAAAGTCAGCGGAATAGACTTAACCACACAAAGACTGTAATAGATAAATGGGAATGCAAACACGCTCGTCAAAGCATCACCGATACCGGCAGGAAGGATGAAACCAAGGATAGGATCCAAGAACCACTTGTCCATATACTTCGCCGTACCTACCATCAGACGATAAGATGGCATGTTCATCATCTTCTCACGCTTTGCAGCTTTTTTATCAGCCCTCGCCTGTTCTTTGGCAAGAGCCGCCTCTCGCTTTTGATCTTCTTTTGCGAAATCCATGCCCAAATCAGCCTGGGCCTGCTGTCTTCTTGAACTTTCCATACGCCTTATAATTCTATTTGTTTCTTACCATTTATAAATTCTGTGAACTCCTGTTCCGAGAGAGAGTAACCGCTCAAATCGCTCATCAATTCCATAGCCTGCTTACGTTCCTCCTCGCTGCCAGCCAGATTGATACGCTTAAACACCTCACGAAGATAAGCACTCTTGTTGTCCATCTTAGCCATTTCACGCTTAAACTCATCAGCATGTTTCTTCAACTCCTTATCGTATGCAGCCGAAGCCAAGCTACCACTGAGCTGCTGCGCTTTGAGCTTAGCGAAACTATCAAACAGAGCAATACCTTTCTGTAAGGATTGTTCCATCGCACCAGTTAACTGCGCCAAGTCTTCCTCGCTATACTCAGCAGGTTTGTTCTGTTGTGCGGTCTTACCCTCTATCTTCTTAGGGTCTTTCGTGTATGCTTCCACTCCATCGAGCAAATTCTTAGCCATATCCTTGTCGGCATGAAGATTATCTGCCAACATTCCTGTAAACTGAGAAAGGTTCTGCTCCACATCAGCAGGAAGCTTGGCTGCCTCCCGATAATCGGGAATATCTACCGTATGCACCAACTTCTCATCTATCTTGCTCTCCATGATTTCACGTCCAAGTTTCAGCATGGCAACCATATCACGAAGATGTTTCAGCATCTTCAACTTCAAGTCATCAGAGCAAACTATCTTGCTTCTGATCTCCTTAGAAGCCTTATCCAGTTCACTGGAGAGTTTGGCATACTCATTTTTGATGCGGGTTTGTTCCTCACGATGCGATTCCAATTCCTCCTTATCCAACTTCAAATCTACCTGATAACTCTCGTATTCTCTCACAAGAGGGAAGCATACCGCATTCCATTCGGCAAAGTCGCGATAGTAGTTCTTGTTGGCCATACCAAAGGTAATCCAATTGACGAGGAAGAAAGGTTTGGAAGGCTTCTTAGCCTTCGCTTCCATATAGCTTCCCTGCTTAGACTCCAAGGTAGCGGTGATGTCATTAATCAGCGAGGTATAGACATCGATGTTCTGAAGATGGTCGTTCATTTCCATGTCCAGCGCCTTCATCTGCTGAAGCAGACATTTTCGTTGCTCCTCCAATGGACGAATAGTCTCATCCGCATACAAGACATCAAGCGTCGCCTTCAAGTCAGAAGCCAACAGTTTTTCTCCATAACGCAAGAACACATTCGCCTTCGGGATTACCACATCATTGAGCGTTTTGCAGATCACCAACAATCGTCCCATATCAGCCTTGATGCGAGTGGCATCATGCTTCACGCTCATCTGGAAAACTGATAAATCAGACTTCAAACGATTAGCGCGTTCACTTGCTCCCATATAGTGTTCGAGCATCGTCAAGCCTGCCATCGCCAAGCCCAAGGACTTGTTGCCGTTCGACAAAGACTTATAAGCCTGCAAAGAACCCTGCAAGGAAGTACGGAAACTAACAGAAATCTCACCAATCAGAGCAGCACATTTTTCCGTGAGCTTATTATATTCCAGCTCCACATACTTAAGCATCTCATCCACATCCAGCCACTCTATTCTTTTAAAGTCAAACAAGTCTGGTGAAACCATCTTGATGGAGTCGCCATAGATATCAATCAGTTTCAGGGCATAGTCACGATAAACCGTCCCGATATCACTACGCAAGGAGGTAAAATCTTCGATGTTTCCACGAACGCTATCCTCAGCATAGTGATAAGCCTCCACCATCTTGGTATATTTATCAAACATGGTGGAAGCCTTACTTCTTACATCTTTCACGCCATTCGTACCCATGACAATATCAGCCATCTTCGACGTTCCCTTAGCAAGAACCAGGTTAAGGTTCAATTCCACTTGCTCTTTCAACAGCTCCAAAGCAGATGAAGACAACGCCAGTTCCGTCTCAGCTATCTTCAAAGCCTCCTCCTTGTTGCCCTGTTCCAGGCTGTCATTCAACTTGTATTCAGCCACAAGGGTTGTACGTGAATTATTGGAAACAAAAGCAATGGCGATATTGCCATTATCATGGAAATATCTGTAAGCATCAAATACCAGCTTACTTACCTCCGAGGAATCGGAAGCAATGCCATACTTCTTCAGTTCAAAAGCCAAATCTGCACGAAGATACGTCTTGTTCTCCTTGCAGAGTTCATCAGCAATCGTCTTGATTGCCTGATATACTTTTTGATTATCAGCCATACTGTTCATCGTATTTATTTTTATTTATTCTTTATCACTACCTACAAATACCGATGCTTTCATAAAAGAGAAGGTTGCATCAACGAGCCAACCGATGCACGAACCGACTGTAGCTATCCACCAGGCAACATGATAACCTGTAGTACAATTGGTAGCCTTGAAAAGGACATTGCCGTCAAAGAGATGCCTCACCAGATTAGGCAGGAAGAACAATCCATGCGCCAATCCAGCTTGCCATCCATACAATTCCGTACCATTGATGTTGACAAACAATACTGCTGCCACTATTGCAACGATTAGTCGCCAGGGTAGGAACATGAAAACCATTACAAGAAACCCTATAATTTTATTCATTTTTCGTTATACTTTATTTATGCTATGATTTCATCTATACAGACAATTATCTTTTAGATACATCTTGTTGTTTCTAATCTCAGTTGGAGTAAGTTTCTCTTTACGATAATCCTTCAAGGAATCCTTCTGCACCTGAAATCTACTCGTTTCCACAAAGATCAGGCTCCTGTGAATCCTCGTCTTGGCACGTTCCTCCATCCATTCTCTGCCTTTAGCGAGAGAAGACATATACCAATATCTCGTCTCAGCCCAAGCATTCCTTGTAGGTTGTGCAGTACCATGAATGAAGTCACGATAAACGGGAAGCGAGAGACCAGTTAGCCAACAAACCAGGACCGAATCCCCCTTAACCATTAGCGTCATGTCCGACAACATCTGTTGCATGGTCATTTTCTCCGACTTCCGCCAAAGCATCCTCCTATCAGAATACTCTTCCTTTTCAGCTTCTTTCTGCTTCTGCCAATAGCCATGAGGGCTCAAGAAGAACCAATAGCCAAATAACACTACCAGCACGGCACTCAATACCAATGCCAAACTACGCACTCTTTTCTTAATGTTCTTTTCCATTGTTACATTACCTTATATAGTTATACATTTGATTTCGGCTGCAAAATAACTATATAGATATGTCAAATAGTGACAGAATATCAAGAAAAAGTATATGAGGCTTACTTTTTCTTGGTAAACAAGCTTATCAACCAGCCAGTAAAGCCTCCGACTTTAGGAGCAGGGTCTTCATAAATCTTGCCACTTCGTCTCAACTCCTCTAAGATTTTATTTTCATTCTTTGCCATATTGCTTATTTTTTAAGTTGTTATACCACCAGTTGTTGCATCCTTTCAGTTTCAGTTTTTCAAAACCGATCTTCAATCGCGAACTTCATATTTATTATAGCAGTCATGATTGCTATAACGTTTTAAAATATCAATAAGAGAGTAAAGACGTTTCCGCCCTACCCTCTTATCCTAAATAGTGTATTTCTTTCATGTGAATGGGCATGAAAGAAACATACTTATATTCTGCATTTTAGTTTATATCAACTAAAACTGCAGTCGTTCGTAAACAGCCTTCTGCTCTTCATAAGCAGTATTTATTGCTTCTATACATTTCTTCTCAAAGGTAGAAACAAAACGCTTATAGCCTTCTTCATCATGATCATGCTCAAACTTACTAAGCTTTGAAGAAACATCTGCCATAGACATATCAACGACAGAAGTAGTCAACACACTCTGAATTGCAGAGTTCTTCTCTTCCTCAGAAATGTTTTGCTGCATGATTTCAGCCTTCAACTTGCTCTTCAATTCCACCAATGAATCAGACCAGCTATTTGTCACATACTTAAAGATATCAGAAAGAGACTTATAGTAATGACTTGTGACCTTATAAAAAGCAACATCACGCTGTACAACAGGCTTTTTATTTCTATCTATAGCCCACAATCCAGCACCACAAGCAACAGCAACTCCACCGGCTGTAGAAATGCCATTCTTCTCTAAACACAGACCTGCTGCTATGGTAATAGCACCACCTATTAAACAAGCCGCCGAAACAATAGTGTGTTTAGCTGGCTTTACATAGGTTGTAGTTACAGCAGTCTCAGGAAAAGCGACCTTCGCCGTCATCTGCTTAACATACGAAACCATTTTAGCTTGCTCGTCATTCAGAGCTGCTATATATTTTTCTTTTACGCTCATAATATTTTCTCTATTTCGTTAATACTTGCAATAGCTCTCGTATAATTCTCGAGCTGGGCTTTCTTGTCCTTTAATTCTTTTTCAAGAGAGTGAAGATAACCCCCAACAGAGTCATTTACCTTAGTAATCAACTCGTCCTTACGATTTGTAAAAATACCTTTAACTTCATTCACCGACTTTTTAAGTTCACTATTTAAATCCGTATTGAACTGATCAAACAGATCACGTAAACCGTCTTCAACCTTATGACGCGCATATCTTGCTCTTGAAGATATTTCATTCTTTGCGGTAGCCTCATCAACAGAACCTACAATAAGAGATACATCGCAGTCTTGTGCAACATCCATAATACGTCCAACGACATTATTTGTCAGATCCTTGACATTCATAACAGTAGAATTGCTCATTGATGCAAGAATCTCACCAAGAATACGTCGTAAGCCATCAGCATCTAACTTATTGTCAGAATCTTTTTGCTCAGCATCTGCTATAAGACTTCCGATAGTGCTTTTTATTGAGTCCATCAGTTTTTTCGATTCCTCGTTCCAATTCTTTGACAAGTTTTCAGCCGCAGCTTGAACCTGACTTTCTGCCTCAGAAACAAGTTTTTGCTCATCGATTTTCTTGTAAGAGCAGGATACATCCTTATCCCTACCCCAAAAAGTAGATTGTCGTACGAATGTGATACACTCCTCTTTAGTGGGAACTCTAACAGAAGGTGTCTGATAACGATTCCAACACTCCTTCATTGCCTGTTCTGCCATATCATCAGCCTTGTTTGCCAAAGAGTCAATATCTTTCACAATCTTTTCAACTACCTTTAGAGTAGCTTCACGAACTGATTCTAGCTGAGAAATATCTTTCTTACAAAGAGCATTGTTACGTTCATTTAGATTAGCTTTGCCATCACTCAAGATTGCTTTGATTTCGCTTGTAGCATTGCCAAAATAGCTATTCACCTTACTTGAGATGATCTTATCGCGGTTCTTCACAAACTCTCCATCAAGATAATCCTTTCTGATATCATCTATCTGTGAAAGCTCATTGAACGTAGCCTTTATATCACTGTCAGAAGCGAAGAAACTCGGATAGAATCTCTTCATCTGTTTTACGACATGACTCTCCATGCTGTCCCATTCGGATGTTTTTTTGTTAGCAATAGAATAACCTATACCAGAACTCATTGTAAAACGAGGTTCTTCACCCCTATAATCAGAGCCAGAAAGGTTGCGTCTGAACTGAGCTTTCAACTGTCTTTGACAATCTTCTATCGCATTACCCAAATCATCTTCAAACTTTGAACCAGAATCCTGTAGTACTGAGTCAAATTTACTTGCAATAAGCACTACGGTACCTATACCTTGCGAACCAATACGATTGGTTAGGAAATTAACGTCTGTACTGTCAAAAAAACGTGAAGCAAAACTCAAGAAAAACACGCCGTGACACTCACGCAAGAACTCACGTGTGCGATGCTCGCGAGACACCACAGGGTCGTTTACACCTGGGGTATCCACGATTCTCATTCCTTTAAGTCGCTCATCATTCAGACGAATAGTAAGACTCTTCACTACAGATGTGAATTGTCCGTCTGCACCGACAAAGTTCTCAAGAATATCCTGCAAATCCTTGATATCAGTAAAGTCATTCTCTTCAGAAGCTTTCCCGACCTTGCCTTTGGCAACACGAGTACATCGTGATATAAGTTCTTTAGCAGCAGACAGCTCATCTGGAACATTCGCCATCTTTGCTGCCTCTTCATCCGTCAACGCAGGATTCATTGACTTCACGTTATTCACGAAGTCGTCATATTCTTTGGCCTTGTCCTCAAACTTTTCCCACTCCTTAGCCGTGTAGTACTCAACGGAGAACACATTCTTCTCACCATATTCCAACACTGTCAAGCCGGCTGTCATTGGCGTAGATGCCCTTGTATAATCCGCAAAACGAAATGTTCGCGGAGCGCAAAACGAAATGATATTTTTGCAAAACGAAACGTATATGTTTTTAGTTCCCTCTAGGGATAAAAGAAAGCGGTTATAATGGCTTTGGAATTGCATTATAATCGCTTTCTTTTTACTTTTACTCTATGGGGGAGTTTTATACCCCCCTTACATTGAGTGGTGGCTACCAAATTACTTACTAGATATTTCAGCTTTGGGGTATCGTGGCTTTTTCTATTACTTCATTCACCGCCACAATGACGGCTGGGATGAAGTTCTTCTCCACGAACTCCTTGATGGCGGAAACCTCCTCGTCGGTGTAGTCGGTATCGTTGCTACCGTTCCACATCTTCGTGGAGAGTGCCACATCTGCCAATCCCCTTCTGCCAGTCTTGTAGATGGCGTTGGCGATTTCCTTTCTCAGTTCCATTTGCGTGCGCTGCTCGCTATCCAAGGAGAGGCGCACCATTACTTTGTCTAATTGTAGTTTCATAATTTATGTTGTTTTAAATATTCATTTGATATTATCCTTCCACTTTGCTTAGATGGCTGATTCCCTATACCAGTTGACACGCCAGTGGTCTCCCAAAAATATAAATTCGGTTGTTTGGTTATATGCGCCGCTAAAAAAAGATGTACGCCCATTTGTGTCAACCCCATTCCAGTACATCTTATAGCTGTTTGACTTTATCCAGAAGGCTTGTTCTCCTCCAGCTCCTTGTATGAACTTGTAGTATTGTCCTCTCTGAGGATTGTCAGGGAGGGTGAGCGTGATGCCCGTAACAGAAACATATATCACGCAATCCAATTCCGTTAACTTCATACTGTAATTCGCTCTTCTGGTCATCGGTCTGAATCCCGCATACATTCCATTCTCTGCATATATCGCAAAATTACCATACACATTACTGCCCATGGCTCCGTTATACATGACGTTCTCATACTGATATTTGTCATCGCATCCTGTTACGGATATACGCAATCCTATTTTGGCGGTATCACCAGTAGTCATAGGGAAAGAATCTTGCACAAGTATGTTGCTCATCAATGAAGGCACTGAGTAAACCCAATCGTTACGACCCACCCAGATTAGCCTGTTCCTTTCCGATGTCCACTTTTTTGTTTGGGGCGAAAAAGTCCTACTGTACCCACGGAATACCATGTATTCGTTGTAAAGAGCAAACCCCGGCTCTTCGTCATCGTAACCTGTGAGGTATCGGAGACTGGATTCGTTAAGCGAAAAACTTCCAAGCGTAGCACTTTTAGACACCATGTGACCTTTATTCGTTACATAGAACGGAGAGTTTTTCGCCGTATCGGCTCCAACGAACAACGGAGCGTATGTATCGTCAATCTTGCATGCCTCTTCCTCAGTGTTACCAAAGTAGCCCACCTTGCTCGCTCCGTCATTACTCTTCGCCCAAAGGTGCTTCACCTCGATTTGGTCAGCGTCAATGAGCGATGCGTTAATCTTGCCGCCAGTGAAGAGGGCGATGGTGGTGCCATTGTTGTCGCGGAAGATGGTGTTGTTGGCGGTGATGGTGATTTTGCCATTTGTGATGTCGATGCCTGTGGCGAGCAAGGCTTGCCTGTCCACCATGTCGGTGCGCTTCTCCGTCCAGTCGGTCATGGTGCAGCCGACTTCAAGCTTCGGTTTGGCTATCCATGCCTCGGATGATGTTCTCAGCAAAATCATCTGAGGTATGAAGTCGGTTCTAGACTTCGTGCGCCAATGCACCCAATACCTTTTCCATTGATTCGTGAGGGTAAAATATGTATTGCCATCATCGTATTCCGTCGAACTTCTGAAGTTTCCATTGCAATCCTCCATCACCATTTCTGCATTATAGTTATTGCGATATGCGTAAGCTGTCAGCGACGTTCCCTTAGCCCAAAAACTAAATATATAGTCGGTGTTAGGAGACAATGCGATAGGATCATTTGTGCCTTCGCCAAATTTCACTAGTTCTGCATAAGAGTTTGCTGGTGCCTTTGCGTATGAGGCGTTGATGTCTGGTTCATAGCCATTTTTTATGATAGTTCCGTCTAGATATGTCAGATTTCCTCCCAGAGAGAGGCTGGCAGTGTTGTCAAGCAAGTTTCCACCGATGTAGTCGTAGTCTTGTGGGGATGGTGTCCATCCGTTGTATGTGTCGCCTTCCTCCATCATAGGGCGGCAGAACCAAGCAGTGGCAGTAACGCCACTCTGTATATGGGTTATGAAGAGGTTGACCTCGATGTAGGAATAAGGGGCATTGGTTGTGTCGATGGTGGTGGTAATCAGCGTCCACGTATTTACCTCCGTGAGATAATGATAGAAGCCGTTGGAAGGCACTGCACCCTTTCTTTCGTTTGTACCTGTTTTTTCGCCCGGCTGCCAAAGACATTCCAATGCGATATTCATATCCGTGCGGTCGCACTTCACCCAAGCTGAGATGGTATATTTCTTACCTGATTGTATTTTGATGTTTCTGACGCCAGCCCCACCGTTCCATCGCATGCCAGGATATTGGATAGTGTTGCCATCGTAGTAGCACTTCGCCTTGAAGCAGTTGGAGCCGCCTATGCCATCGCTTGTGAGGATGCCTTGGTCGCCATAGTATCCTACCGTGTATGTTCCGTCGAGCCAGTCGCCAACGAGTGATGCTCCCCAACCTTCGCCCATTTTCCTCAGCGCACTTCCTGGCAGCATGTTCCTTCTGCCCATCGCCTTCTCGCTCACGGTGAGGGAGATCTGGCGGGCGGTCTGCTCTATCTTCGAGGTGTAGTTGGTGAGGATGGAGGGTGAGGAGGTCTTGAGGTCGGCGGCGAGGCGGTCGTAGTTGTCCGATAGCGTGTTGTGCTTGCCGCTGAGTTCCGACATCTCGTTGGAGAACTTATCGGTGGTGAGAATGAGTTGACCAGTGAACTTCGAGACGTTCACCTCGAAGGGGACATGAAACTTGTATGCTTTGTTGTTATAGGCGAACGAACCTGTGGCATAGCCGGAAGTAACGGAAACAACGCCTTTTGAATGATCGTTCTCATCCAACCACGTCGTGCCTATATTGTTACCAGAGATCTCAACATTAAGAAACGGGTCACTGGAGTCTTGTCGCATCGTCACACCCGACTTACAATTTACTGAAATTTCATCATTTGATGATGCTGCAGTAATTGCATTCGTTACGTTGACGTTTCCTTTCATCACCTTTACCTTCGCAGCCTTTGATATGTTAACAGGTACAATTCCATTGTCATCTGTGTCAAAAATGAGTGGAGCATCTTCTACAAGGATAGAGATAGCATCCTCGCCTTGGTCACCCTTCTGCCCATCCTTACCGTTCCGAATGATAGGTATGTCACAGGTAGCGAGAATTTTGCTTGTATTATATTCGCTTCCCTCGCACAGATCAACTCTTACCGAATTTAGCCCCGAATGACTTATCTCTTGCAACATGCTGTAATAGCTATCCTCGTACTTAGGCTCGAAGTCGATGGAAACAGAATCGCCGTCAGATGGAGTATATTCGTGATACGCACTTCCGTCGTTAATGGTGAGTCGTAAGGTAACTGGACTCGATTCCGTTGAAAAGCGATTGTCTCTCACACCTTTCACCACCTTATAGCCTCTAACTACAAGATATTTGTCGCTCTCATATTCATCGCCCTTGTCGATATATCCATTCGTGTAGTCGATTCTTCCGTCAGAATTAAGTCTGATATAGCTCGGTGACGCCTCAAGGGTGTAGATAACGGCATCATCACCCTTCTCGCCTTTACCTCCATAGAGGACTTTTTTCCATTGGGTCGAGCTATCGGAAGGTTCTGCTATCACGCTCTCCTCAGAGTTAGCGACACATACCCATACGGCGTTGTTGTGATTCACTTGGTCGTTCTTATGATAAGTATTTCCTTTTACCCAGTCACCTCTATAATTGATGATATTGATAGTGCTGCCATCATTAGAAATCCACTCAAAACGTGAAGAGTTGATTTTTGTTCCTCCCTTTGGAGAGGTCTCAAATACAGACAGAGACACCTCTTTATCCTCGCCATTCACGCTTTTTGTGATAGTATGCTTATACTCAGAGATATTGGCATAACAAGCGATACGAGGAGCATATTCGCCTGTCGTTTCGAGGACAATCACATTCTGCCTGTCGGTCTTATCATACTCGCCGTGTTCATTACGATGTCTGTTACCATCAAGCACGATTGTGTCGCCATCGGCAGGGATGCCTCTCGTCTCGGTAGGCGCACTATCCTCATCAGTATATCCATCTAAATCTTCGGAATGCTTGCCAACGACAATCCAAGCAAACGACTGACCGCCATACAATTCCACCTGTACTTCTCTCGTCTGCTCCTTGCCAGCTTCGTCAAGGTAAGTTTCCGTCATTGTGCCATAAATCTTCTCATTCTGTGTAGATACGCCACCGTTGGGAATAGTACGCCAGTAACTCTTGTTACTTGCATCCTGATATGTTCCTCCAGCCGTAATCTCGCCAATGGTCTGACAGCGCACTTGGTCGCCCTCCTGCCAGTAGTTCATTGTGGCAGTAGTGCCATTATCAGCTAAGAGATAGCATTTCCAGCCGACACATTCTGTATCATCCGCAGTTGTTTCTACCCAAGACGTCACACCATCAGATACCGATTTCTTTACAGGTATAACCTTGACAAGCTTACTTCCTGCCCCTGACAGATAGATGTTGCCTCCCGAATAAGACAACTTGCGTACTTCTAATTCGTGGAATATCGCCTTGCCCCACACGGTGAGGTTGGTGATGTACTGGTGGTACTCGTCCCTGTTGGGGTCTTCCTTCTCGATGGAGAATCCTTGCTCGGCAGCGTTGTTGTACTCCAGCGACTTGATGGTGTTCAGTATCATATCGCCGTACTCATCTATCCCAAATTGGCCAGCGATGGTGAATCCCTTCAGGAAGGCGGCAAGCTCATGGGCGGTGAATTTCTTGAGCATGTCCGCCGCCTCCTCGAAGGTGGCAGCCTTCTTGAAGTCCACCTTTCGGTGCACTTCCTCCGCCACGTTTTCCTCTCCCTCGGCCGGATCATCCTTGCGGAGGAACTTCTGCAGGGTTTCGCTCTCGATGTCCACTTCTCCAGCCTTCGAGGCATAGCTGGCGGTCTGTGCAGAGGTGGCACGGTTAGCCACGTTGGCTTGCTCGGCGACCTCTGCCTTCTTTGCCTTGTCGGCACGTGTGGCGTGGTCAGCCTCCGAGGCGATGCCCGATATGTAGGTGACGGATGACGAACCGCCGCCCGAACCATTGCCCGATTTCTTGGGCTTTGAAAAACTCTTGATGTCGATCATCGTAATATCTTATTTATAATATTGTTGTCATGCCATTTGAATATCGTTATAAAGCCGTTGGAATGCCATCAGAACACCTCCTTCAGCGTCACTCTTGCAGTGCCGTCGGCGAGGTTTCGGTCCACGCCTTGCACGATGAAGTCCTTGCCGAGGCTCGGCATGGTGTATCTTCCGAACACTTTCACGTCCGCTCCATGAAGGAATCCCTGCTCCAAGATGATTCTCGGCTTGTGCCACTCTTTCCAGACAGCGTCCACGTACAACTCCTCAGGCTTTCCTGTGCTGGCCAAGCCGGTCGAATAGCTTTTGATGCTCACCAGGGCACTTTTATCGAAGAGAGGCGAGGAGAGCTTCACGGCGTTGTTGACACCCATCCGCTTGCACTCCTCAGAGGTGAGGGCGGTGGTGATTTTGAACTCCAGGTCGTCCTTCTTGTTGACGAAGTCTTCCTGCGTGTCGCTCATATACACAATGTCGCTTTCATCGCTCACGGCTCCCATCTTGCCGTTGTCGCTCACCACCTCCACCTTGAAATCCTTCATGAAAATGGCGTTGGTCTTCTGCAGGAGCAGCACGCTGTCCTGGTACCACTTGGTATGTCTGAAGAACGTAGGGTGGCGGCGTGTGACATTGTTCCACTCGGCGTTGACAGGTCCGAGGATCTTGAATTGCACCTTGCCGCTCACATGGTCTCCCATCTTGATGGGGATGGCGGTGCCTTCCGCCGTGATACCCTTGGTGTAGGGTGCGTTCTTCTGTATGTCGAACTCCGTGCCCAATATCTTGTCGCCCAGCTTCGGGTCAATGCCGATGGTAAAGCTTTGCTGGTAGTACTCATCATCGCTCTGGCACTCGCTCCGCTCCTTGTAGGTCATCCATACGTAGTCCTCGCACTCGCCCTCGCCAGTACCCGGCACGCCCGTGCCCAGGTCCTCGCCCTTCTGTTTCTCCACCACGCACTTGTCGCCGATGATGAGCATGCATGCCACGAGACCCAGTTTCTTGATGGTGTCGGTCTCTGCGCCCACGGCACTGTACTTATATTCGTAGCTCTGCTGACTGGTGTCGGTGTATGGATAGAAGAGGTTGTGATAGTCCAGGGCGTTGGTCTCGTCGTCGGCAGAAGGCTCGTCATTCCATTTCGTCGCCTTCCAGTACTTGCGTGTATAGAAGATTTGCTGTCCGTCTCGCTTAGTCACAGTCTTTGGCGCAATGCCTATGTATTTGTCATCACGCAAGTTCGCCGCCCATTTCAGTTCCTCGATATAGCAGCCAGAGTGTGGCATTACGGGGCTGAGCGCCACCTTTCCGCTGATCACGATATAGTTGACGGTGTCCTCATCGGCAGGGCTAAAGGTGCCTCCACTCTTGTTGCCCACGTACTCAGCCACGGGGCAATCCGCCAGGAGGGTTGTGTCGGTGGGTCGTGTTCCATCCTTTCCCATCGTGGAGATCACCAGGTAGTCGTCCATGCTGACCGTTGTCACTATCTGTGCGTCGTTGTTCTTTTTCTCGATCTTACCAAAGGCGCACACGCAAGCACCGACACCAGCAGTCAGTCCCTTGTTGAGAATGTCTTCCTGCTTGGTTCCATCGGCTGGATACTTGGAGTAGATGTCGGTGGTGTGGTCGCCATCTCCGTAAAATTTCCAGTTTCTCACGTTCTTTGGCCAGCAGAACCAGTCCACCATGGTGGTTTCCTCTCTCGTAGGCTTGTCATTCAGGAGGAAGTTAACATATCGCGTGGTGGCCGAGATGCTTCCCTTGGTCTCCATGATGTATTCCGTCATGTATTTCTGGTAGTTTCCCGCCACGATGAGCGAGTCGCTGTCAAGCGGACTCTCTATCACGTTCTCCACCTCGGTCACGTTGTCGGTGAGCAATACCTGGTTGTATGTCTCCGTGATGCTCAACTGCGTGTCGCAGTCCGACACAAGCGAGTTGGTGATGGTGACGGTGGCTCTTTTATAGCTAAAAGCTTTGGGAGAACTTCCCGATATTTCGTATAAGTAAAGGAAGGAGTTTTTAAATCTTCTGTAGTAATCCCAGTTGAAGATGTAGAAGTCCGTGCCCTCCTGTACGATGTGCAGGTTGAGGTATTTCAGCATTTCCGTCAGCACGTCCTCTTGTGTCCATACGTCATCCTCCTCTTCGCCCAGGAACAGCAGCTCCGAGATGTTGATTTTTCTCAATACGCCCCAGATGTTTAGGCTGCTATTGTTGCAGCCGGTGATGGACTTGTCAACATAGATGCCGCATGTCTTGTCCTCGCTGATGCAGAGTGCTTGGCTCACGCCGCCGAGTATCTCCTTGATGAGGTCGAGGAATGTGCGCTGGTCGGCGTTTGCCTTCACCCCTGTGTAGGTGGTGCCTGCGGTGCCGATGTTGCGGTAGTTGGAGTATTGCAGCGCGGAGAGGCAGTCGATGCAGGTCAGCTCGATTTCGTCCAGTTCCTCGTTGTAATCTTGCGAGAAAGCTTGCGGCTCGATGAAGCCGGCGAAGTAGCATTTATCATCCACGAGGATGTTGACCACCGCCTCCCTGCAGGAGTTGCAGAAGAAGTCGGGCACGTAGTCACGGCAGAGCAGCCGGATGCTCGCCTGGTAGCAGAGCAGCACGTCGAGGGTGTCGTTCACCTGGGAGGTGATTTCCACGGGGTCGTCGGAGAAGAACAGTCCGTCCTCCTCCTTGCCGATTTCCTTCTCGGTGGTGCGGTCGTCCTTGGTCACGATCAGCACGGTCACCTTCTCGTCCTGCTTGTTGTAGAAAGATCCATGAATGTACATAGCGATTTATCTTTTGTTATTTGATTCTGATGTTGCTTCGCTTGCGGTTGGAGCGAGTCTCGTTGGCGATGGAAGCCACGATGTCCCTGCCCCTGAGTCTCCATTCCACTGTCTTCGGCTGGTTGCCACCGCCATCTGCCATGATGCCCTGCAGTCGGTCGGTCTGCACGCTCACCGATGGCAGTGCCACGCCCTGTGCGAAGTTGGCGGCTATCTGTGCGGATGCGCCATAGGCGGCTGTGCCGTCGGCGATGGCGAAGAGGCGTGCCTGCTGTGCGGCGTTGAGTATCATCTCGCCAGAGTTGACACGTGCCAGCAACTTGTCGCCCGAAGGCGAGTTGCCGCCCACCACGCCACCATCGGCGAAGGCACCGCTTATCATCGCAAGTGCGGCGACCACGGCTGCCACGCCTGCAGCAATGGCTGCGATGTTGGCAGGGAAGGGAAGTTTTGCACCGCTGGCTGTAACGTTGGTAATGGCCTCTCCTGCCTTGGCGGCTGTGTTGGTGGTAGTTACGGCCGTATTGGCGGCTGTCACTGCAGTGTCGGCTGTCGTTGCGGCACTCTTAGCCTGCGTGGCGGTGGTGAGCATGTTGACAAACTGCACGATGCCTTGTATGCCCTCGGCTACGGATATGAATCCATTGATGACACCGCTGAGGGCTTGCCATGCATTCTTGTTTCCATCGAGGGCATCGGTGATGCTCTGTATGCCGCCGCCTACGCCCTGTATGTCTCCCCATCCTTCCTTGATGTCGCCCATCACCTTCGAGAAGCCATCGGTCTTCACCATGGAGGAAGGGTCGAGCTTGATGGGTTTCACGCTCTTGCCCAACTTGGAGAGCTGATTGTTAAGGTCCTCTATCTGTTTCTCCGCCTCATCCTTTCCGATGATACCTATCTCGAAGTCCTGCTGTATGCGGCTCGCCTTGGTCTGTGCGTTGGAGTAGCTCTGCCGCTTGTCGGCGATGCTCCCTTGCTCGATGTAGGAGGGTTCCACGTCAGCTGCGATGGTGAGCCTGCCCTTGGTCTCTGTGTCTATCTGCGCCTGCAGGTCGGCTAGCTTGGCACTTGCCTTCAGCTTCGCCTCGATGGTGGTGGCGTTGTCGAACTCCCTCTGAGCGTCTTGCAACTGGCGTTGCAGTTCCTCTGTGTGGGTCTCCCAGTGTACCTCGATGGGTTTCAGCCCCATTTCGGTGAGTTGCTTGTTGATGTCATCAATGTCTCGTTGTGCATCGGTCTTATCGGTGACGATGCCGATGTCATAGTCTTGTTTGATACGGTCGATGCGCTGCTGCGCGTTGTTTCGGCTCAGCCGCTTGTCTGCGTCACTGCCTTGCACGATGTAGGAGGAATCGACCTGCGCCCCGATGGTCACCTTTCCCTTGGTGGCCTCGTCTATCTCGCCCTGTATGTCCTTCACCTTGGCATCCGCCTTGATCTTTGCTTCGATGGTGGTGGCGTTGCCCAGTTCATCCTGTGCCTTTTTCAGTTGGCTCTGCAATTCCTCGAGGTGGGTCTTAGGGGTGTTGTCGGTCTTGGGTGATGGGGTGGTATTTGTGGAGATGGTGGACCTTTGGGGAGTATCTGCTGTAATAAAGTTGCTAGCAGATTTTAATCTGCCACTGAGCTGTTTTTGGGTGTCATCTATTTGGCGATTAATGGAGTTGAGTTCTTTGTCGATACCACCTACCTGTTTGTTTCCTGTGGTATTGGTACCACTGTAACGCTCTGCGCCGACCTTCGAAAATCTCCATATTCCATCATTGCCTACTTTTCCATACCGTTCGTTACGCCAACCTTCTGGTATCAAGTCGCCTTCTTTTGCATTTCTGCCACCTCGCTTTGCATCATCGGCAATGTCCTTGGTTGTCTTCTGTTTTTTGTCCAGCAAGGCTATCTGCTTTTGATATAATGCGGTTAGTTTTGCAGCATACGCCGCAGCCATCGCCCTTTGCTTAAAGGCATCTACCACGGCATTGGTCTTCTTGTTGAAGATATTCTCTGCATCGGCAACGTCATCAATTTTTAATCTCAGATCGTGAAAGGCACTTTGATTTTGCTTGATCCATGCGGTTTTCTGTTGCTCGGTCGAAAGAGACTTCCATCCTGCTTTCAACTTTTCATACTTTTCCATGAGGTCGGAATAGGTGGACTTCAACGAACTATCATAAGCCTCTTTCACGTCATCAGCTGCGTCACCAGTACTTTTAATGCCATCTGCCATATCCTCCGCCGACAATTTTGCGGCATCCGATTTTGCCATAAAAGCAGATATAGCCTCCGTCAATGCCACGATGGCGATGCCTACACCAGTGGAGATCATCAAACCTTGTATGGCAAGGCGAAGCGTGGTGGCACTTACGGCAGCTCCCCTCATGGAGGCACTGCAAGTAGTAGCCAGGGCACTCATACGGATGGCGGTGGCGTTCCATGCTATGCCTGCAGCTTTCACAATTCCGAGAGCTTTCCCTACAGAATAGAAGGATGTTGCCAATTTTCCTATGCCAGATGCGGCTATTGTCGCCTGAGATAGAAAAGTAATGGTAGGAGCAAATTGCTGTACCATTCCGCCTAATTGTTCCTTAATGTCTCCTAGGTAGTTGTCCGTTTGTTTCCATTTGCCTGCATCGGTCTTGGCAAGTTCTGCATTCATGTTGCCCACATTGTCGGTGATGACTTGAGCGAGCATGGCGGCACGCTCACTTTCTGTGCCAAACTGCAAGACTTGTTTTTGAGCATCGGTGAAAGTGATGCCCACTCGCTGTAAGACCTCCACTTGCCCTTGCATAGCCTTTCCCATCATGTTGCCGATACTCACTGCATCTTGGTTGGTGGCATTGAGTCCGTTCTGTTGGGCAATGAGGTTGTTCATGGCGGGAATCAACACATCAAGGCTCTGCTTGCTCTTTAGGAACGTTGCCATCTGCTGAGCACCGCTTAGCTGCACCTCGTCACCGATAACACCTAGTTCCTGTTGAGCAGAGCAAAGGTCTTTCACGCTCTGAATCATCTCGTCATTCGCCCCCATGCGTTGGCGCATGATAGTTTGCAGTTGGGTTTCTGCAACGAGCTGCACCTGATAGGCGCTGGTCAAATCTGTCATAACCCCTTGCAGTTCACTGATGGCATTTTGCATCACGTCAAGAGCCTGGGACGTCTCTGCCCACTTGATGATCTCACGCCTTGCGTTCTGAGCTTCGTCCTGCACATCTCGCACAGCTCTGCCAAGTTCCTCTGCATTAGCAGTTACCTTTCTAAAGCTACCCTTATCAGTTATCTCGAAAGAAACACTTATCGTCTTGCCCATTTTCTTGCCTTTTTATTTGGAGGTTATTGTTATTTTTGTTATATTTGCAGCGTGTTATATTGAGAACGAAGAATATGATGATAATATTAAGTACTTTGTTGGGAGAGCGAAGCGCCAGTTTTTTGGATGCCTTCTGCGTTTTTTACAAGAGATACCCAGATTTAGGGGCATGGCTTGTATTTAGCGTTGTATTTTTTGTAGCTGCTTCCATCTATTGTATTTATGGGATTTACCAAAATAGAAATCTATGACAGCCCGGCTCTCTTCGCCGCCTCCCTGTACCTCTCCATGACTTCCTCGTGGCTCAGTTCCTCTTGCGCCTCTTGGCAAGGGGATTTTTTTTGCTCCTCTTCCCAAGGGAACCGCATCAGGTCCTCAGCCCTCAGCTTCTTGCTCGAGTAGGGCTGGAGGGAGCAGAGGCACTGCATCCTCATCCTCTCCCACGCACCACGCTCCAGCCTTTCCTGGCACTCGCCCCACGCCTCGTAGGCCTCATTGAACTCAGAGGGGGTGCATCGGCAAAAGTCATCCATACTCATCCCCATGCACCCCATCGCTATGCCCAGCAGCCGCTCCACGGTGGGCGGCTCCTGGCTCTCGTCAGAGTCAGAACCTAGGGTTCCGGCTCGCTTTTTTTTTCATCGCCAGCGGCATTCATCACCTCGTTCCATCGGTTCACGTCCTGTGGCGTGATGTGGCAGGTGAACGTCTCGAAGTCCATCGTGAACTCCACACCGTCTGCCTTGCAGGCGCACACGATGCAGCACCACATCAGCATCAGCAGGTCCTCGATGTCCGAGGCATCCATCTGGCTCACGTCCTTGCCCGTGTTGCGCTTGAAGAGGAGCATCGCCCCCATGGTGAGGCAGCAGGGATATGCCTTGCTGCCCACCTCGATCATGATCTTTCTCATCTTATCTATAATTATGGCTTACAATAAAACCCTGTTACTTGCTCACTGCCTGCTGGCCCGATGCGCTCTGCGTCACCGTGCCGTCTTGCAAGCCGGTGGTCAGCTTCTCCACCTTGCCACAGTTCTCGAGCTGGATGGAGTACTTGGCATCGTCGCCTGCCTGACCGTCGAGGTCGAGCGAGGTGATGATGAACTTGCCCTTGTAACCACCAGCCGTCTTGCCGGTGCGATTGCCTGGCTCGCGCACGTTGTAGGTAACGTCCACTGCCGTGCCCGCTATCTGCAGATCCTTCAGCGTGTCGTAGGTAGGAGCGTCCTTGGCAGCGTCCACGCACACCACGCCATCGGCGCTGATGCTCTCCGAGAAGCTCTTCACGTACTTCTCCCTCCACTTGCCTGCCGCCGCCTCCTTGGTCACGCGCTCGCCGGTCTCGGTCGAGGTGGTGATCTTGCATCCCGTGGAGAATGCCAGTGCACCGCCGTTCACGCTGAGGATGAGGTCGGTGCCGTCCAAAATATTTTCCATTGCCATTTTCTTATTGCTTTTTATACGTTATTACTAGATAGCTCACTCCGAAGGCCATGATGACGAACGCCACCTTGCCTGCCAGTTCCGTCAGCCCGTCTGGAGGCTTCCTCACCTCCGTCTTGCTCTCGTTAGAATGCCGTTCGGATGCCGTCCGAACCACGTTGGAAGAGTCGGTTCCGATGGTGCTCCGTGTGGAGCGTGCGCCCACCAGCAGCCTTCTCTCTCCCTTGCCCCTGACGATGATTCCACCGCCCCCGCTACTGTCGAGGGGCAGCAGCATCCACGCCTGCTCCCACGTCTCCATGGTCGCCAGGCTTTCCGCCGTCAGCGTCTCGCTTGCCTGCCTTCTGCTTGCGCTGCTGTCTAGACTTAGCTCTGTTCGAGCCTGGCTCATCGTCTCGTCCTGTGCCTTCCTCGCCGTTCTGCAGCTCACCGCTGACAGGGCAAGAAGCACGATGAGGGCAAAGCTGTATCGCCTCGATGGCACGGCTGAGCCGATTGAGCGCATTGCGTGTGCGAGTGTTCTCACGGTTGAGTTCCTCGATGGCGCTTGCGTTTTCCCTTGTGTTCTCATCCACTTTCCTTTGTAAGTTCAACAACTCACGGCTCACATCCTCGTACATCGACTTATAGGTATCGTGTACCTGCTTGGCCTGCTCCGCCGCCTTTACCTTTCGGTTGGCTATCCAGGCGATGGCAGCACCTATGCCGCCAGATGGGATAGCCCACTGCAGTATGTTCATTATGATGTCTGTCATCGCCTTTCAAACCTTAAACCAATTAACTAATTATGAGTGATTATGCAACTTTCACAAAATGTTATCCTGATATGACAGTCCTTATACCTGCCTGATGCCTATTGACTGGAGCCACTTCTGCACGTCGAACGATGGGCACGCCTTGCCGTGGTTCAGCTCGTTGTGTCCCACGATGCGTATCTGCGGAAACCGTCGGTGGAACTCCCTCACGTACTCGGTCATCGCCTTCAGCTGTGCCTGGGTTCGGGTGTCCTTGGCGGTCTTGCCGTCGCCGGCGAGTCCTCCGGCGTACACGATGTGCCGGCTGATGGCGTTGAAGCCTGCCGCACCGTTGGTGATCTCCCATGGATCGACCTCGGCATCCTCGTTGTTCCTCACCAGTCGCTCCACCTTGCCGTCGAGGTGAAAGAGGTCGGTGTAGCCCACCTGCCTCCATCCCCTGCCGCCCTTCGAGGGAGGGTCGCAGTGCCAGTGCCTGATGTCGGCGGCACTCACCTCCCTTCCCTCTGGCGTGGCGGTGCAGTGGAGCACCAGATATTTCATCCTAGCCATAGCCTTGATGCTTGATGGGGTGATTATACCTTGCCCGCGGCATTGTACTTGCTGTAGATGGCGGCGCAAGCGTCCATCTTCTGAGGCAATACGATGAAGTAGTGGCGATAGTCGATGAGGTTGCGCTGGTGCAATGGGTCGTTGTTGGCTTGGCTGTAGTACATCTTGGTGCTACCCGTAGCCTTGAATACACGACCGGTGTAGAAGGCGAAGGAGCCCTGGTACTCGTTGGCGGCTGCGGCTGACGACACAGCCTTCTTCTTGCCGGCTGTGGTGAACACTGGGTTCTCGGCATACTCGTAGATGTCGAAGCCATACTGGCGACCCACGGTGCCGTCGGTGCGGTTGATGTTGTACTGCTCCTTGAACACCTGGTCGGTCTCCAGGAGGTCGTTCACGTGGTCGTTGCAGAGCACGAGGCGGCGACCCTCCACAGGCACGTTCAACTTGTCGAACGCCTTCTTCAGGCGGATGATGTCGTTCATGCAGAGCTTCACGCGACCCGTCTCCTTGTCGGTCTCGCCCGATGTGGAGAGCACAGGGGTGGAGGCGGTGTTCTCGTTAGGGGTGAGGGCGTGTGCCGACTTCGAGAACTTGGCCACGTTCATGGCTCTTGCGTGTGCGTCCTTCACACGGCTGATCTTGTCGTATGAGACGGCATAAAGCTCATCGTCGGTGATAGGGGTAGGCTTGGTCTGGAACTTGTCGAGCTTGATGGCGATGTCACCATCCTTCAGTTCCTGCACCGTCAGTGGATAGGTCGTGTTGTTGATGAGCACGTCTGGGTCGCCGCCCACATCGACCAGGTGGATCACGTCGTTGTCCACGATGCTGGAGTTGTCGGGGATGCCATCGAGGAAGGTGGCTTGCTCGGCACGCTCCAGCTGCTTCACGAGGTAGCCCGTCCAGAGTTCCTTCAGCACGCCCTCGCAGGCTGCGCCCTTGGGCATAAAGCCCCCGAGGGCTATCACTGTGAGGTTGGCCACCACTGCGCCCGCCATGGGGTCGTAGCCCATTGCGGCGGCGATTACCGCACCCATGATGCAGTTGAACAGGAGTGCGCTAAAAAGAGAAATGATTCGTTTCATGTGTCACTATGTTTCTTAAAAAATGATGATGATGTGTTGTTGATTGATGCTGCGCCATGGGACGTTAGTCGAAGTCTGGCGCGAATCCGAACTCAGCCTTGTAGAGGGCGATGTATTCCTCCCGGTTGTTGTCGCGGAGTTCCAGGAGCTCGTCCGCAGGCACCTCGCTCAGCTTCTGGTACGAGCCAGTCTCCACACGGGTGAGTCGTCCGTCCTTGCCACGGTTCACCACGGTGCTCACCTTGCCCTGTGGTCGCATGGCTCCTAGGGTGAGCTTCAGGGAGTCGAGGCCTATCTTCTTGCCAAGCTCCACGAAGTGATCCTTCATGCTGGCATCAAGTCGCTTCTCCTTGATGGCGTTCTCCACTGCGGCGGTCACGCTGGCGAGGGTCATCTCGTCTGCCTTCTTCTTGGCTTCGAGCTGCTCCTCCACGAGAGAGTCCACCTTCTTCTGAAGTTCGCCCACCTTGCCGGCTTGCAACTTCAACTCCTTCATCTTTGCGGTCACGTCAGCCTCTGTGGCTGTCTCCGCCAGCCCCATTGCCAGGGCAATCTGCTTCAATTCCATTTCATTCTTCTTTAAAGGGTTATTACTTGCGTTATTCAATAGTGGCAGGAGCGGCTTGCCGTCCTTGCCCCCTGCCAGGGATATTTCCTGTCCGCTCTGGTCGGAGAGCACCATGGCGTTGTCGTTGCCGCCAATATCCACTGCGCTCACCTCAAACAGCTCGCACCGTGTCACGGTCTCGAAGGTCTGACCCTCCTTCACCAGTTGCTTGTCGCCGCTGGTCTCCAGGATGCGGAAGTTGGCGCTCACCATGCGGAGGCTGCCAAACTGGTACTGCTTCTCCAGCTGCACGCTCAGGGGCGATGCCTTGTCGAAGCAGAGCTCACCCAGCAGCTCGCCGTCCCTCACCTCCAGGTTCTTCACCAGTCCCACCACCTTGCCTCGCTCGTGCATGTAGAGCAGCACGGGGTTGCGCTGGTACTGGCTGAGGTCGATGCCGCTGGTGAGGATGCGTGTGCCGTAGCAGTTCACGCTCTCGTCGCTGATTCTTACTTTCTTTCCCATATTTTATACGGTATTACGTTTTGATTCTTCACTCCTCACTCCTCGCTCATCACTCGGAATGACGGTGCAATATTACTAACTTTCCACCATTCCTCCAAAAAAGTGTGCAATGGTTGCGCACATCTCTGCAACCATTGCACACTTTTTTGGCAGACTGCCCAAATAATCGCACCTTTGCACTACATTTTTAATATTCACACATTATGACAAAAGCAGAACTAGAACGTAAGAAGGACCTCGCCCATACATTGTATATGGCAGGCAAGGAACAGGCAGAGATAGCCGAACAGATAGAGGTGAGCCGTGTGACCGTGTCCAACTGGGCAACCAAGGGAGGATGGAAGGAGCAGCGTGCCGCCAAGACCGTGACACGACCGGAGATCGTGAACAAGCTCCTCCTCTCGATCGACGCACTCGTGAGCCAGGTGAACGAGAGCGAGGACCCGGAGAAGATGGCGGGACTCGGCGACAAGCTCGCCAAGATGGCGGCAGTGATCGAGAAGCTCGACAAGAAGGCGAACGTGGTGGATGCCATCGAGGTGTTCATGGCGTTCTCCAAGTGGATGAAGTTCAGGGCGCAGAGCGACCCCAACATCACGCCGGAGCTGCTGAAGACATTCAACTACTACCAGGACCTCTTCATCTCCGAGAAGATGAACAACGGGTTCTCGTGCGACCTCTAAGGCGCAAGCCCCATTTATTATTTATCATTTGTTATTTATCATTTAATCTATGGCAGTAAGTGCAGAGGCTAGGAAAGCCTACGAGAAGTGGAGGGAGCTCTGCAAGGAGATACACTCCATGACCGACACCAGCATCATGCGCCCCGAGGGCAAGGCGGAGAAGGAGGCACGCATCAGGCGACTGCAGCAGAACTACGCCGCCTTCTGCGAGTACTACTTCCCCCATTACCTGCAGCTCAAGGACAAGACCACGGGCAAGGTGCTGAAGACCATCCACAACGCCCCCTTCCACAACCAGGCGGCGCGCAAGGTGCGCTCCACCCCCAACCTGAAGGCGGTGTTCATGTGGCCACGTGGCCATGCCAAGAGCACCCATATGGACGTGTTCCTGCCCCTGTGGCTCATGTTTCAGCCGCAGCGGCTCATCAACTTCATGGTCGTGGTGGGCAAGAGCGAGGATTCAGCCAAGCGACTGCTGGCCGACGTGCAGGCAGAGCTGGAGTACAACGACCGACTGATACGTGACTTCGGGCAGCAGAAGCCTGCCGGGGGCGACTGGACCGACGGCGAGTTCAAGGCGGCGTGCGGCGTGAAGTTCCTCGGCTGCGGCAGAGGACAGAGCCCCCGTGGCCTCCGTGACCGTGAGGCACGCCCCGACTACATCGTCATCGACGACCTCGACGATGATGAGCTTTGCAAGAACGAGAAGCGAGTGAGGGAGCTGACCCACTGGGTGAAGTCGGCACTCTTCGGAGCCTTGGACGTGGGTCGTGGCCGCTTCATCATGGTGGGCAACCTCATCGACAAGAACTCCGTGCTCTACAACATCGCCCACACCAAGGGCGTGTTCCTCAGCAAGGTGTATGCCATCGACAAGGACGGCAACCCCACATGGAGGGAGAAGTGGACCCGGGAGGAGGTGGACGCCTACCGTGAGTTCGTGGGCTACCGCGACTGGGAGAAGGAGATGATGCACAACCCCATCAAGGACGGCACCATCTTCCGACACAACTGGATCCAATACAAGCGGATGCCAAGGCTCTCGAAGTACGAGTCGCTGGTGTGCTACACCGACCCCTCGTGGAAATCGACCACCTCCAACGACTACAAGGCTTGCCGCCTCTGGGGGGCGATGGGCAGGGAGCTGCACCTCGTGGACTGCTTCGTGCGCCAGGCCACTACGGGCGAGATGGTGCGCTGGCTGTACAACCTCTACGAGCGGTCGCTGGAAGAGGGGGCGAGCATCCAGTTCTACATGGAGTCGAACCTGATGCAGGACACCGCCCTCGACGAGTTTCAGGCGGAGGGCGACATCCGTGGCTACCAGCTGCCCATCATGCCCGACTACCGCAAGAAGCCCGACAAGCTGCAGCGCATCGAGAGCGTGGCTCCGTTCTGGGAGCGTGGGCAGGTGTACTACAACGAGGCGCTGAAGGACACCGACGACATGCAGGTGGGCATCGACCAGACGCTCTCATTGGAGCACGGCAGCCGTGCCCACGACGATGCGCCCGATGCCGACGAGGGAGCCATCTACATCCTGCAGAAGCAGGGCAGGCTGGAAGCCTTCGTGCCTCGCATCGGCGAGCGACAGAAGCCCCGGAACACGTGGTAAGCCCCCAAGGGCGCAGCCCATTTGTCATTTATTCATTATCATTTATCATTCATACAAAGATGTTTATCAGCACAGAAGATTTCAAGGTGGTGGCTAGCGAAGCCTCGCTGAAGGTCATCACGCAAGCCGACCCCGTCAACGTCGAGAACGCCATCGCCGAGGCCATCGAGGAGGTGGCGGGATACCTGCGCCCCCGATACGACTGCGGCAAGATATTCGCCGCCGAGGGCAACGACCGAAACCGCCAGCTGGTGATGTACACCGCCGACATCGCCCTCTACAACATGGCGGCATCCACTTCCGGACGCATGGGCATGGAGACCAGGCAGGAGCGATACGAGCGAGCCATCAAGTGGCTGGAGGGCGTGCAAGCCGGAAAGATCGTGCCCGACCTGCCCGGGAGCACCGACGCAGACGGCAACGCCACGGGAGTGGGCGGCGTGCTCGCCTTCGGCAAGGGTCCCGACAACCACTCCTGGTAACACACACAACCATCAATTCATTCTAAAGCAAAGAAGACTATGGGAATTTTCAACAAGGCCATAGATGGCATATACGACCTCAGAAGAGCCATCAAGGGTGAGCCACGTGTGTGGCACACCGTGTTTGGCGACGTGCAGCTAGCCGGAAAGGGCGACCGCCGAAAGGTGGAGAGCATCCTGGCCAAGCTGCAGCGCACCACAGAGGCACTCACCAAGGGCGACATCATGAAGTGGCGACGTGCGTGGCAGCTGGCCATCGACGTGGACAGCCCCAACCGCCAGTGGCTCTACGACATCTACCGTGATGCCGACATCGACGCACACCTCTCCGGGTGCATCGGGCAGAGGATGGGCTTCGTGCTCGCCCGTTCCTTCAACATCGAGGACAAGGATGGCACGCCCCACGATGAGCTGAGGCACTTCCTGCAGCAGGAGTGGTTTGACGACTTCTGCCGACTGGTGCTCTCCACGCCCTACTGGGGGCACACGCTCATCGAGATGGGCGACCTCACCACCGATGGTGACGGCTGCCTTGCCTACGACGGCATGCGCCTCATCGACCGCAAGTACGTCATACCGGAGCACCACTGCTTCATCACCGACCTCGGGCAGGACTGGACCACCGGCATCGACTACCACGCCCCCGAATACTTCGGCAACCTGGTGGAGGTGGGCAAGCCCGACGACCTCGGACTCTACCTCAAGGCGGCACAGCACACCATACCGAAGAAGAACGTGCTCGCCGCCTGGGACGTGTTTGGCGAGATCTTCGGCATACCCCTCCGTGTGGCGACCACCAGCTCGCGCAGCCAGAGCGAGACCGACAAGATAGAGGAGATGATGCAGCGCATGGGCTTGGCCAGCTATGCCGTGCTGCCAGAGGGTACCACCGTGCAACTGGTGGAGAACGCCAAGAGCGATGCCTTCAATGTGTATGACAAGCGTGTGGATAGAGCCAACTCGGAAATATCGAAGCTCATCATCGGTCAGACCATGACCATCGAGGACGGCAGCAGCCTCTCGCAGAGCCAGACCCACCTGGAGGTGTTCCAGAACATCGTGGAGAGCGATGCCAAGCTATTGGCGAACACCATCAACAACCAGCTCATCCCCCGGATGATCCAACACGGCTTCCCACTGCAGGGCATGCACTTCACCTGGGACAAGTCGATAGACTACACCCCGGAGCAACAGATGGAGTACGAGAAGATGATCAGCGACCGCTACGAGGTGGATGGCAAGTACTTCGCCGACAAGTACAACATGCCCGTGGGCGAACGCTTGCAGCAAGCCAACCCATTCGGCATGCAGCAACCATCAGGGGATGACAAGAAGGACGACAAATCTGCGTTGTCCGCACCATCAGCGAGCCAACCTTTTTTCGACTAAGCCCCGACGACTACAAGGGGCTGCACCAACGATACAGACGATGGCTGGGCGACAACCTCATACCCCTGGAGGGAACCAACGACGACTACAAGAAGCTGAGCGAGTACAAGAACCTCACCCACAAGTTCGACAAGATGATGAAAGCCCTCTATGGTCAGAGGGGCGCACAGCTCGACATCGACATCCTGGCATCTGACGAGGCGCAGAGCTTCATCAACGCCCATGCCGGCATCCTCGACTCCACCTTCAAGCAAGTGAGGATGACCGACAAGATGAGGGAGCGTCTCACTCGCTCCAACTACATCTTCTCAGGCATCAAGACCTTCCACGAGCTGAACGAGGCGTTCCCGTCATTGCTCGATGAGAACGGCGATAGAAAGCCGTTCGAACGCTTTTTGAACGACGTTCGCAAGATAGACGAGACCTACAACGCTGGCTACCTCCACGCTGAGTACAACTTCGTGCAAGCCTCGGCAGAGATGGCGGCGAAGTGGGAACAGTACAGCGAGGATGGCGACCGCTACCTCTTGCAGTACCGCACCGCCCATGACGACAAGGTACGCCCGGAGCACGCCGCCCTCGACCGCATCACCCTGCCGATGAGTGACCCTTTCTGGGAGAGCTACTACCCGCCGAACGGCTGGAACTGCTTCGTGGCTGGCACTCCTGTGCTTACCATGGACGGATGGAAAGGTATTGAGAGCATCAAGAAAGGCGACTTAGTGATTGGTGGAAGTGGTAAGGTACGTAAGGTAATCGGAACGCACGCCCGTACGGTGGACGATGAACTTTTCAGTGTCATCACCAAAGGGGCGTTGACCACATGCACCCCAAACCACCGCTTCTGCACACCTCACGGATGGGTCGAGGCGAGAAGCCTTCACAAGGGCGACATAATCATCCAAGTGGGTGAAAACTCCACGCTTCACCTGATTGTTCACGCAATAGCAAACACTCGCACCTTGTTGCGTTATGGCTTGATGGCGTGCGTAAGAAAGTGGAAAGCGATTGCGTCCCTGGCAGTCAACGACAAGGTTGATGTCGGGAATGAAAAAGTCAACGACGTAACCTCCAAGAAGCTTTCTCGTCTCGAATGGAAGGCCTATTGCCGTCAGGTGGTCTCTTATGATTTCCTCGCTTTTGCTCAATGGTGCACGGAGTGCGCTCATGCGCTCTGGGTGAAGCCTGCGAGTGGCAAGGGCATGTTGCAACGCCTTCGCCTTCACGTCAGGGCGAAGAAGGGAAGAGCACGATTTCAGCTTCTCAGCTATGCCACGAATGAGGTCGCTGTTGGCCTTGGTCTTACCTTGGCGTACATGGAGACCCTTGGCGGCAAGCTCATGGTTGGTTTGCGTAAGTCGCTCGCTCGCTTTCTTTCTTCTGTCGGGGTTGTCTATCCATTGAGTTCTGACCGCCTCACTACCATGTCGGATGGAAATGCCAAGGTCGGCAAGGAGGCGATGCACGGTTCTACCATTGATGTTCCAATGGGCACTAAGCCATCTGAAACTGCGCTTCTCTGTGATGTACCTATGTTTTGCGGCATCAAGGATATTCATGCCTTCGATGGTTTCAACTCGTTCTTTGATTTCTTGAGAAATACCTTTTTTCATAATCGTTACGTATTGATTGAGGGCAAAGTTACGAAAAAGAAACGAGAAACGACCGTTTATAACCTGTCTATTTTCAAGGATGAGTCGTACATTGTTCCTATAGGCATCACCCACAACTGCCGCTGCACCGTGGTACAGGTGCGCCGTGGCAAATATGAGGAGACGCCCCACAACGAGGCGATGAGCCGTGGCGAGGAAGTATTGAACGGCGAGAAACTGAGCATCTTCCGCTTCAATAGCGGCAAGCAGGGCAAGACCATGCCAGACTACAACCCCTACACCATCAAGCGCTGCAATGACTGCGATGTGGCAAAGGGAAAGCTAGGGCTGGTAAACGAAATCGTAGATAATCAGCTCTGCGCCGCTTGCAGTCTTCTCCATAGTATGAAAGTGGAGGGAGAAAGAAGAAGATTATCGAGTGAGGAAAGAAGAACTGTTCTTAAATCTGCACTAACTTGGGCAGACAAACATCTTCCGAGGACAATCATGTCTGACGGAAAAGAAGCTGCAAGACTGACGGTTCAAACCAAAGAAGGGATAGAACTACACATAGGAAAGAAATTCTTCACAGAAACATTCTCTAAATGCAAGAATAGCAGAAGAGTCGCTGAAACGATGGAAATGGCAACGCTTGTAAATGAATGGATAAGAGATTCTGAAAAAACAAGAATAGAACCAGGTCGCCACCACGATTTCGATTTCGTAGTATTCAAAGCTAAGTACCAGAACCAAGAAATCGAATTCAAAGCAAAATCGACAGAGGGGCTGATAGTTTATACCATGCGCCTTATATAACAAACGAAAGACCTATGAACCTTCCGTAGCCTGCACTCCTAAGAGCCGACATGTGAAAAGCCGCATAAGTCTTTCGCTGCAAAGATACAATAAAAATTTCAATCCTGCAAGAATATGAGCAAAAAAGATACAGAAACTATAAAAATGCGCCTACCAATAAGAGTAGAGTACCCAGACACAAACAGACTGGGCAGACTTTGGCAGCGAATAAGGTGCCGATTGGGAAGTTTACGGCTCCTGAGCCGTGAGCAGCCTTTCCATTCACTATTTTTACAAGACCGAGATAAACTTTCTCGTTTACTCTATATACCATGTACATATGATATACTCCAGAAACGAGAGATAAAAATAATAAAATCATTCCAGCAGTTGTCAGAGACAGAGGAGAGAGGCATAATTTCAATTTATCTTGAAAAACGGTTAGAATACCTAATAAAGTGGCATCTAACGTTGTCAAATGACGGATTAGAACTAAGCGCTGTTGTTCCAGTTCCTCTCTTATATCCATTAATTCTCGATTCATCTCGAGCTTGGTACTTTGTGTCAGATAATGTTTCATAATCTATCAATGCTTTAAGTTATACAATACGCAAACTTATAATAAACATTTCAATCCTGCAAGAAAATGAGCAAGAAAATACAAGACTACGATGCTTTCGTGGAGAAATTCAAGCCAAAGAAGACCACGGACGAACGACAAACAGAGAAGATGTCGTTGATAGGTAAGGTTAAGGAATTTATCAGACTCATGAACACTGCGTATCCGTCCTACTAATACCTGAACTTCGTCCCTACTACCGACTGAGCCTCGCCCCTAGTACCGACCAAGCTCAGCCCCTAGTACCGACCGAGCCTCGCCCCTAGTAGGGACGAAACAGCGACAAGACAACAAGGCGAAAGCCTACCATACGGCACGGAGGTCCGTGTAATCCGTGCCTAAAAAATATCAATCATCAAACAACAAAGCAATGATCAACTACAGTATTGCAATGATGGGCAACCCAGCCAAGCCTGACGACCCAAAGAAAGCCTACGGTGTGGCACAGTACACCGAGAAGATGACGCTCGAGAAGTTCTCAGAGCACATCAGTGACCACAACAACGTCTATGACGCTGAGGATGTGCAAGCCATCCTCGGCAAGGCGGTGAAGTGCCTCAGAGAAATGCTCCTGGCAGGAAAGAAGGTGGAGCTGGGCAAGCTCGGCGAGTTCTACGTCACCCTGCAGGGCAAGGGCACGGAGACTGCCAGCAAGTACAACCCCGACATCTGCGTGGAGAAGGTGAACGTGGTGTGGGTACCGGGCAAGAGCTTCGAGAACCTGAAGGAGAACGCCGTGTTCAACATCGTTGCCAACCGTGACGAGCAGCGTGCCGCCATCCGAAGAGCCAAGGCACAAGGCGATGCCAACCCTACCGACCCAGCCCCAGGTGATAGCGAGGGCAAGGGCGACAGCGGCAGCACCGGGCAGAAGCCATCCGAGGGCGACAGTGGCTCACAGGCTGGCGGCTCACAGACCGGCGGCGGTTCTTCCTCCAGTGGAAGCGACTCCGGCGACGAGAACGTCAAGGAGTACTAAGGCATAGCGCCCATGGGCGCAACCTTACTACAATCTTACCACCAAGCAAAAACAAAGGGGCTGCGTCATCACGACGCAGCCCCTTCTCCGTTTCATTTACTTTACGAGTAAAAGTCTCGCACACATCCGTTCATTGTGTAATGAAAATTACCAACTTTTAAATAAAATCGAACCCATCCCCATCGCCATGGGGCGGTGTCCTTGAAATAAACAAACTTAGTAGGGGATGTCCCTCCAGTACCTTGCGCCTATCACCTCGATGCTCTCCATCACCTCCTCGTGGTCGTGGTTGGTGAGCGTCTGTGAGGGGAAGCCCAGCTGATAGTCGGCCACGCCCGGCATCTCCAGCAGTGTCTGGAACATCTTCTCGCTGAGCTGTATCGCCGTCACGCCATCCTCATGGGCGTGCCAGTCGGTGACAAGGTGAAGGCGAACCTCGCCCAGTCCCTCCAGCCCCCTGCAGGTCTCCTTGTATTTCTGCGCCCACTGGATAGCCCCGAACTCGATGAACAGGGCGGGGCACTCGAAGGCGGTGTCTTCCTGCATAAACTCCACTTGGCGGTTCCAGAAGTCGAAGGTCTTGATCTCTGGCACCTCGCCCTTCATCGCCATCACGATGTCTGTATATAGTCTTAATCTTGCGTCCATAATCTTGTCATTTTGTATTGATATTGAAGTCGTGCTCGAAGTATTGCGTGAGGTTGTCCTCGATGATCTTCCTCACCTCGGTCTCCACCTCCGGTGCCATGCCCAGGAACTGGCGGCGAGGTATCTTTATCGTCTTGCCTTCCTTCATCAGCGCCATCATGCGCCAAAACTCCGCTTTCTCGTTCAGCTTCATTTTAGCTGTCCACGCATAGAAACCACCATCGGTAAGTTCACGGCGTTTACCGCTACCGTTCTTCTTGGTCATTCCCATCGCTTCGTAGAACTTGGCGCGGAAGAACCGCTTCATCCTTGCCGTCACCTTGATCTCGCCACCCTCGTTATGGATGCCTGCGTAGGCTAGGTCGCTGTAGAACGTGATGCTGCTCTCGTCGCTGCGGCTCCTGATGCTCTTGCGGAGGTCGCCCGATGCCACGAGGATGTGACCGTCGCCACGTATGGGGCTCTTGCGCCGCTGCCACTTCTCGGCAAAGAAGCCCTGCCGCTCAAAGTTCTGGTCGAACTCATCGCCCAGCTCGACGCGGATGTCACTCAGTATCCGCCTCACCACCTTTCTCAATTCTCCGTCTGCACTTGCCATAGCCATGTTATTCCTCAAACTTCAGGAAGAGCTCCTGTGCCTCGCTGATCTCGTTGCGAGGGTCGGCGGATACCTTCAAGATGTAGTAGAACTGACGCTCGCTCAGAGCATACGTGGGGTAAATATACCGCCTCCATATCTCCCTGTTGGGTACTCCCAACTTGGCATATCGGTCGTATATCGCATTGATGTCAGCCACTCTCTTCTTGTAGCTCAGTCCGGTCCTCTTGCGGTATGTCCTCAAAGCACTTGCCCTTCCCTTAGTTTAACACACTTTTGATATGATATTAAAGAAAACATTAAAGTCGTGATTCCTCACTCTTCTACAAGCGGCAGAAGCTAGGCTCTATGCGAGTCCAGATGCCCGACTCCTGGCTTCGCTTGAAGAAGTAGAAGTTGACGGCGGTCTTCTGCACCACGTTCGACTCCTTGAAGAGTGTCATGATGTCGGCGTACTCCTCGTCGAACTTGTCCTCCAGCTCGTAGAGCTTCGAGATGCTCTTGTAGTCGAGGTCGCCGGCGTTGTTGCGCTCCAGGAGCGTCATCGCCAACTGGTACATCGGGTCTTCCTGTCCCTTCTCGCTCTGCTCCATGTAGCGCTTGAGGTACTTGATGAGTCGGTCGGCGGCTAGGTCGGCACGCTCATCGAAGCTCTTCACGTTGTTGCTGGCGATGGAGAGGCGGAAGTCGCCGTCGGTGATGGTGAAGCTCTTCTGGTCGTCGAACTTGGTCTGGCCATATCGCTGCATGATCTTGGTGAAGGCATCCGACTCGCTGCCGAGCCAGTCCTTGAATTGCTTCACGCTCTTTACGATGATGCCCAGCTGGTTCTCCACGTTCACCATGAACTCGTGCCTGAGGTCCTCGTATGCCTTGCGGTTCTCCTGGCGGCTGCTCTTCGCCTCGGCGTTGAGCTGCTCACGGAGTGCCGCCTTCTGTGCCTCCGTCATCTGGGAGAGATCGACCGCCATGGTCACCTCCTTCTCCTCAGCAGGGGCGGCTGCCTCCTGGGCGGCTGCCTGCTGTTGTTGGGTTGTAACTGTCGTTGTTTCCATTTTGCTGTATGATTATGATTGGTATATGTTCTGAAGGGCAAGAGAGTTCTTCACTCTTCGCTCTTCGTTCTTCACTCGAATTGCTCTTCGCGCTTCTCCCTTCACTTCCCCCGAGCCCTCCCTTGCGCTTGATGGCCCGGAGCTTCAGCTCCAGTGCCTCCAGCTCGGGGATGTCGAGCAGGGCGAACACCTTGCCGCAGATGCGGGGGTGGCTGCAGAAGTCGTTGATGCACTGCCAGTCCTTGGTGTCGATGTCCAGCTCCTGCATCAGGTGCAGGCAGATGGAGCGGTGGCGCTTGCGCTGGTCGCCATAGCCCAGCATGTTCTCCAGTGCCTTGCAGCAGTCTGTATATTCTCGCACCCTCATCTCGCTGAGGTGGGTGGTGCGGCCTCCGGTGTATTGGCTTACGAGAGCCGCCTTAGTGTCCTCGTCAGAGCCGTGCTTCTGCAGCTTGTTAAACGAGGCGTAGAAGCGATGGTAGTTCTTAATCGGTCGTGCCATTTCCATCCGTTCTTTACTTGCAGTTGGTATATCATGTTCCGTTCTCTGTCTTACGGTGAAACATCAAGCGTCCTGCGTCATTCGATAGTCGCAGAAATGTCCTCGTGCCTCTCGTGTCGCACTGCCCAGGTCGATGGCGAGGTCATCCTCGTGCAGCAGCGGTATGCCATCGAAGCAGAAGAACAGCTCACCGCCGAACTCCCTTACCTGTACTCTCAGTTGGGCCTCGTGCTTCACCTCCTTCTCCCTGCGCAGCACCTTCTTGCGGTGCTGCTCGTCGCCAATGGCCTTGCACCATTGCTTGATTTCTTTCAGAATCTCACTCATAGTCGTATATTGGTTTAAATGTCATTTATGATTTATCATTTATAATTTATCATTTATAATTTATCATTTCCCTACACCCCGTCAAGGATGTATTCGTCGATGTCGCCCTCCGCCTGAAACTCGTCGAGGTCGGCCAATCGGCTCGCCAGCTCGCCGTAGATCTGTGCCTTCTCCATGTAGGAGAAGTCGGAAGTCTTGCGCTTCACGTACTCCATGATCTCATTGATTACCTCTTCCATAAGCCTAAAGATTGTTTGATGTCTGTATCACTCCGTCCTGCCATACCTCGAACTCAGCCCCGGCTTCCTTGATGAATCGCCCCTGGCACACCGCCTTGTAGCCGTTCACCCTCACCTTTACGCTGGCTTGGTACTTTAGCTTTACGGCTCCCTTGCCCGCCGGCTCGCTCTTGTACTCCTGCGAGATGAAGATGAAGCACTTGTGGGGGAACTCCGCCATCAGCCCGAGTGCGTCCTGGAACGTCCAGCCGAACGTGGACTGCAACAGCTGGAATGAGTCGAGGATGATGAACTTGGCGCTCTTGCGCTTGTGGAGCCGTTCCTTCAAGTCGTCCAGGTTTCCGTTGTCAACGACCCGGAACTTGCTCTGCACCTCCTCCATGTGGTAGCGTCTCAGTCGCTGGCAGAAACTCATCTTCGTGCCTTCCTCCACGCTCACGTAGAGCACGCTGCCATACTCGCAGAGCTTCTTGGCGAGCTGCATGCAAAACGAGCTCTTGCCCGACGCAGAGGGACCCGATATGAACCACATGTCGTTGATCTCAGGGTTGCCGAACACCCTCTGCCATTCTCCGTCCCATGGGAGCGGCACGCTCTTGAAGCGCATCATCTCCCTCGGACCGTATGCTCTCTTTACCATAGCAACGAATTATTGGTTATACATTGTGCATTATTCATCGCCTTTCACTTTCTCTATCTCGGTATATACTCGGCGCAGGCTGCCCTGTGCCCTTCGGGCGATGTTGGCGATGTCGAGGCTGCTGCTCTCCTTGGGTGCGTTCGCCTTCGCCACCATCACCGCCTGGCGCATCAGGAAGTCCTGTCGGTCCTTGCCGTCGTCGGGGCTTATCTTGGCATACTTGCCGCCATATCGGGAAAGTATCTCGGTGTAGCCCACCTTCTTGCAGTCGATGGAGCGGTTGATCTTCTCCTTCAGTCCGTCGGCACCCATCATGTACCATCCGCAGCAGTGCTCGGTGGCATTCCAGAGGGCTTTCAGCTCCAGGAACGCCTCATACTGCAGGTCGCCTGCCTCGTCGAGTATCACCAGGGGCGACTGCAACACGTTGACGATGTAGTAGGTGAGGTCGTTATACACATCGGCGTAGGTGCCACGCCCATCCAGTCCGAACTCGGTCGCCATCTGTCGGATGAAGCGGCGCTTGGTCTTCACCTGCGAGCAGTCGATGTAGATGGCCTCCTTGTGGGTCTTGATATACTGTCGGGCGGTGTAGGTCTTGCCGATGTTGGGCTCGTCGCAGAGTATCATCGAGAGAGCCGAGCCTTGCACCATCTCCATCTGCTGGGTGATGGTGACGAAGGTCTCCGTGCGAGCCGTCTGCCAGTCCATCTCGTGCTTCAGGCTCACGTCGAGTCGGCGGGCCAGTCGCACCCAGTTGGCATCGGATAGGGCCTTGTCGGTCTGTCCCTGCTTCACCATGCTATACACGCTGGTGGAGATGCCGAGCACCTTGGCGTGCTTCGAGTCGCTCTCGTAGAGCGCACGGTTGCGCTCGATGGCGGCTGTAATCTTTTTCTTCTGTTCTGTCGTTATCATATCTTCAAGTGTTTTAAGTTGTGTTCTAAGCGTGTTATAAGTGCATTCTAAGGCCGTTGGAAATGTGGTAGGAGCAGCCTTGCAAGAGAATTCTTCACTCTTCTTTCTTCACTCTTCCCTTAGATGTCCGCTATGGCTTGCGCCCGCAGCGTGGCTTCGTCGGGGGAATCTTCCATCAGTGCGAGGATGCCGCTTATATCGTCTTCGGCTCGACCCATCCCTGGCGGCTCCTTGGGTGCTTCTTGCATCGCTGGGCCTTGTGGCGTAATCTCTGTTTCTGTCTCATCATCTATATCGTTTAAGTTTAATTTCTTTTGTATTCCGATGGTCGGCGTCTCTTCCACGCCCTTGCCCACGAACCTCATGAACTGCCTTACCTTCTTCTGCTGGCGGTAGAACTTGCGCTTGTCGTCGTCGGTCTGCTCAGCCATCACTCGGTTGTAGGTCTCCACACGTTCCACCTGGTCGATGTATCTGTCACCTTGGAAGATGTACACGTTCTGCGGCTTGCCATCCTCATCGGGCAGGTAGTAGGCGGTCACCTTGTAGTTGTTGGGTGCGAGCTTCTTCAGCACTTCGTACGAGGAGAGCCACCAGTCCTCGTAGGCCACCCTCACCGTGGAGTTCCTCCTTACCGATGTCTCCACCTTCTCGCCGATGTACCGGGCAAGGGTGATCTCGTCGTAAGGCCGCAGGTTAGGGTTGATGCGCTCCATCAGCACGTCCCATCGGGTCATGCCCTTGAATCGCTTCTGGTCGGGATGCAGGGCGTGGTTCCACTCGTAGTTGTCTCGGCGGTCGTCTGCCACCAGTTCCTCGAAGCTGAAGTATTCCTTGTCCTCCCAGGTGTCGTTGCTGGCATCGCTCACCTTGCGCGCCTCGGCTCTCCACTGCCACTTGCCGTAGAATCGGCCTATGCCCGTGTGGTTGCGGTGTATCACGCTCTTCTTCTTGGCACCGTTCAGAGTCTCGGCTTGCTTCTCCTGGGAGTTCAGGGGGGCACAGTAGCGCACGTGGGCGAACACCGTGCCCTCTTGCAAGAGCGAGTACTTGTACTCCGTCATCAAGTGGTTCTCCACCTCGATGCCCGCAGGGATGCCCCAGCCGTGCTTGGCTATCAGTCGGAACATCTCACGGAAGCACTCCCTCACCAGCTGTGGGTCCTTGGTGCGGCTGTAGCTCGCCCCGAGCACGCACTGGCTCACGCTGTCGTAGGCGTAGTACGCTTTCACTCGGAGCTTGGTGTCCTTGAGCTTTCGGGTCAAATCCACGTCGTCCATGGTGATCTGACTCAATGAGTACTCACCGGCATGGCGGTGCATGTGCGGCATCGACTCGTGCATGAACGATGACCAGCTGAGCTGGCTCTTGTCCCATATCGCACGGTTGGAGGGCTTGTTGAGGATGTTGCGGATGGTGGTGTCGCTGAGCGTGATCGGCTCGCCGTTCTTGTCGGTGAAGTCGTTGGGGGAGAAAAGCTCGCCCGTCTTCACGTCGTAGGCATCCAGCTCTCCGCATAGGAACGCCTCGTAGAGGTCCCGTACCTGTGCGCCGTATGGCTTGTTGGGCAGGCACCACAGTCCGAGCACCAGCTTCTCCAGCTTCAGATCGACCTTGCGCTTGTTCTGGTTGCCAAACTTTCCGCTGATCAGGGCGGCGTAGCCACCTTGCCGGTACTCGTTCACCTTCTTGCGGAAGCGCAGCGTGCTCTCGGGCAGCGTGTGGTGATACACGTCCTTCAGTATCTTCACCACGCACGTCATCATGTTCCAGTCATACTTCTCGCCCATCAGCTTGCGATAGGAAGAAGCCCGGTCGTAGAGCTTGATGCAGCAGTTGAGCACCGATGCGTTCACCACGTACTCCTGTATCTTCTCGGGGGTGAGGTCGAGGTTCGTCTGCCGGGGGTTGCTGAAGAAGGCGATGGCTCGCTGGTCCACCTCGTAGTTGGAGGTCACCCAGCCTTGCAATCTCACCTCAGGACCGCCGGGGAACTGTTCCTTCACCTTGTCGAGGTACTTGGTGGGTAGGCTATCCACGGCAACGAGAGCCGTGCATCCGCTTGCCCCTCCGCCACGTCTTGCCACATCTATGCGCCCACGTGTCACCATCTTCTGATAGTTGGACTGGCTCATGATGCCATTGCCCACCAGTTCGGGAGCCGATATACAAAGTGTATTGCCGTAATATTCCATGATTGATAACTCGATTTTACCTTTTTACTCATTCCTCACTGGTGATCTCTTCCCAGTGCTTGCCCTGGTGGATGCCCAGCACCCAGCAGACAACGCCTACGATAACAAACAATGTGATGTCCATATAGCTTCAATGGTTGATGGTTTAACTTTCCACCCCAGCGAGGCGGCAATGCTTCTTGTAAAGCTCAGGGGTAGTCATGATGTCAGCGTCCCTCTGTGTCCAGAGGGAGATGATGTCCTGGACTTCTGCGAGCTGCTTGATGCTCACGTTCTCCTTGCTGAACATCTCTGCGCCCTTGTAGTAGGCTACGAGGTCGCCCGTCATCTTGTTCACCTCTACCATGCCACCGTTGGGGAAGTACTGTCTCATCATCCCCTCAGCGTCATGTATGGTCTCCACCTCTGGCAGTTCCACCATCACGACGCCTCCGTTCTGCAGGATGTAGCTGCGTATGCGCTTCGCCTTGTCGGTGTCGCCCCTCTTGGAGTCGAAACAGATGGCGTTGAACACCGTCTGCTCTGTCACATGGAAGACCTTCATCGCCTTCTGGCGCATCTCCTTGGTCGTGTCTATTCTCTTTTTCATATTCTGTTCTGTCTTAATTTCCATTATTTTGAGTATCTTTGCAGCCGAAACGTATTACGGAACCGTTAAAACGATAAGCCTATGTATTACAAAATGAGAGCAATGCTCACAATCGACTCACGACAGACTGACACGAAGCGCAATCGGGAGAGTCTTCAAAAAGAACTATACCGTGTTCTGTCATTCTTCCAACCTTACGCAATCCTAACTGACGACAAAAACGCTCAATTTCATTTCTACTATCCTGACGAGGAGGCAGAGATGAGAGCCGCTCCAAGCATTGCACTTTCTGTAGAGCTTCATCGAGAGTGTGCAAGCTTTCGAGAAGTTGTGCTCTTAGCACAGATAGTTCAGACGACAGCAACCTGGCTTGATGCTCCATGCGGATATTCATATCGCTGTCAGATTCTGGCGCCTTACTTGGTCGCCAAGAATGGTGATATTTACACTTTGCCATAATCTCATTTTTTTATGAAGGGTGGCGAGCGACATTCCTCACTCCTCACTCTTCGTTCTTCACTTAATTGGTGGAGGCGAGAGGAATCGAACCTCCCTTCCGCCTAATTTTACCTGGCAGTTATCATCATGCGACCTGCCCCCATCTGCCTCCGGTTTGCCGGGAACGTTGCCCGGCACGTGCCCGTCTTTCCGGGCTGTCATCCTAGGGCCTTTTGTGCTGAACGCAATAAGCATTCTGTTATCGGTTGTATCTTTTATTCCGTTTTCTTCACCTCGTAGCCTTTTTCTCGTAAGTATTTTGCTACATACTCATCGTCTTCTACATCGTTGAGAACATCGAAGAGGTAACCCTTCACATGTTTTGCCACTGCATGTGCCGATGCTAAGTCGATGTTCTTGGAGATGAACTCCACTTTCTTGGTTCTGCCTAAGGTGCAGAACACGTCTTCAATCTTACTCATAATCTTTCGGTTTTGTTGGTTATTATTTATGTCCCTATGGGTTGGTTTGACTGGATATTTGTTTTCCTCGACTTCCAACTCTTCAAGGGCGATATCTATCGTAGCACTGATAAAGTCCCCCTCTGGCTCTTCATGCTCGCAGTGCCATTTGATGTTTTTGAGGAACTCGATGGCGTTTCGTTTACTCATACGTTATTCTTTTTTAAGTCGATAAATTTGCCTATCTCGCACCTTTTTAGTATCTTTGGCGCGGTGTTTAGTACTAAACACGGTGCAAAGATAAGCAAAATATTTCGACTATGCAAGAAAATAAGCAAGAAAAATCACCGATAAAGCAAAAAATCTTGCTTTATCTCGATAAAAAGGGTATAAGTGCCTATGATTTTTACAAGAAATCTGGTGTAACAAGAGGTGTATTAGGGCAGAACAATGGCATAAGCGAAGATAATCTATCGAGATTTCTTGCTTACGCCTCCGATATTAATATTCTATGGCTGATGACTGGTAAGGGAGATATGATATGCAGTCCCCCTCTACCACAAGATATTAATAGCTACAAAGATAAGCAAAATATTTCGACTGACCAAATAAAAGTAGAAGAAAGTGAAGATGAAGTCAAAGATATGGCAATTCAATCTATCTCTAAGAATCCCGATAGCCATCAGACGCCATCACAACCCACCGCATCATCCTCCATGCCTACCACCTCGGCAGGCATCCGTAAGCTACCGCAGGGCAGCCAAAAGGGCATACCCCTCATACCTCTCAGCGCAATGGCAGGAGCCTTCACCTCTGATATATCCGTCATGGAATACGAGTGCGAGCGATATGTGGTGCCTTCCTTCGAGGGTGCCGACTTCCTCATACCCGTGAAGGGAGACTCCATGCAGCCCACCTACCTATCGGGCGACCTCGTGGCTTGCCAAAAGATCTCGCTCACCGACATCTTCTTCCAGTGGAACAAGACCTATGTGCTCGACACCGACCAAGGTGCCCTCATCAAGCGAGTGTGCCAAGGATCTGACACTGACCACATCCTCCTCGTATCCGACAATGAGTGTTATCCACCCTTCGAGCTTTCGCTGTCCCACCTCCATGCCATAGCCCTGGTGCGTGGCATCATCCGCCTCGAATAATAAAAGGTTAGGTCGTGCCATCGAATACCCCTCCCATATATTGCCCCATGGCTCCCACATATCCCCCCATATCCCTCGAAGGGCGTTATAACGTCATCCCAACATCGTCCTAATGCCCTTCGCTCGTTTTCCCATCCCCACCAAAACACATGGATTCTTCACCCCTCGTTCCTCATTCTTCCCTTCACTTGCTCGTCGTTCGTTCTCACCCCCTCCAATTCTTCACTCTTCGTTCCTCATTCATCCCTTAAAAGTTCCCCCCTCCCCATACATCCGCCAAATAGCAGCCATCAAATCCCCCATATACTATATATAATAAGGTGTAAGCGCACAAAACCTTTGCGCCGCAAGGGTAAGTTTTCGGCAGAAAAAGCAACAAAAAGGGTATTTTTCCCCTTTCAGGCTCTTGTATGCCGCAGACCCCACATTTGTCCCTCCACTTTTTCGAAAATGTCCCTCCACTTTGTCCCTCCACCTGTCCCTCCAGTTGCCAAAATCGACAATATATCGTCCATTTTACCACTCATTCGAAAGCCCCTCGAAAGTCATTCTAAGACCGCCCGAATATCATCCGAAAGCTATTCGTAAAACCACCAAGAATCACCCAAAATGTCACCAAGAATCATTCCGGAAATCAATAGGAACCATCCCAATAAGTCACCAAGAACCACACCCAATGAGTCATTATAAACCACTCCCAAAAGCCACCCCCAAAAAGCCTCCAGCATCCACCCACAAAACCACCATTCTGTTTACCTAAAATCACGCCATCAGCCGTACCAGAAGGCGCGAAAAAAGGGAGCCACAAAGCTCCCTTGTCACTGCCAACTCTCGCAAGCCCTTAAAACCGCCCACGAAAGCCCCAAAAAACGCCTTCTAATGCCTTTAAGCCTCGCCCGAATCAGCATCTCCACGCCCACCCGAAATGAGCGTAGCTTGCTTAATTACAGCACGTTTCGTCATCACCGTACCGTTTCCACCAAGCCCAGCGTGCAGCAGATAACCCTTGCTTGCACCCACCTCCTCAGCAGTCAGCACGCTATACACGGCAGAGATAGAGGAAAAATAGAAGTCCTTCAGCCCCTGGTGCTTGCCCACCATGAGGTGTACATGTATCACTTTAGCCATAATCTATCCTTATTAACGTTATTGCCAATTTGCTTGCAAATATACCAAATAATCGCTATATGGAATATTTTTGCATCTTAAATATTCCTAAACGCCCAAAATTCGCCATCATCACGCCCTCAAATCGCAGCCTACGAAAGGACACAATAAAAGCGGCTCGTAAGCCGCTCCACACCTCGTTCCCTCATAATTACCCATCATCCAACAAAGAAGCTCACAGAAGCCCTCATTTGCCCCCTCAAATCGACTCCATCCCATCACCGAGAAATACCATCAAGAATCATCCCAATATACTATCAAGAATCGCCCCAATATCTTATTGTGGATCCCCCTGCATCTCACCATGAATCTCGCAACATCTCACCATGAACCTCCCAACATCTCACAGTGAACCTCCCATATATATCATCATCAATCGACTACCATTTCACAATGAAGCATTAGCCACACCATCCTGTTGCTTTAATCATTTCCACCCATGTAAACCAGATGTAAAGCAAATGTAAACTTTCGCCTCTTCATCATCCTCTAAAATTAAAGCAAAATTAAAGCTATGTAAACGTTTCGTTTTGCACCCTATATTTTCCTCTATCTCTCTAACTCTCTATCATTCATCGACTTCTCCCATTTTTTCGTCTTCTCTATTTTATACGCTTCGTTTTGTGCCCTATACTTGGCAACACATTCTCACCTTCAAACAACAGCGAGTTGAGGAATGATGACTTACCTGCCTTCACCTGACCAACGACACCTATTTTCAATATCTCGTTGTCACGTTTCAAGCGGTCACCACCTTCCTTTATGTCGCAAACTTTCGGCTCAGGTGCGGAAGTCCGTGGATAGCCCACCAGGCATGTTAACCAAAAGATCA